TTGTACGGTTGAATGGATTAACAATCGGTTCCTCGACATCAGGCGCAACTGAACTCGCCGATCCGACGGCGCAAGCTCTGTTTCAATACCTCTGGCAGAAAGATCCTAATCTGACTGTATCGGGCGGCCGCGGCGCGACATCATTGGCGGACTGGACAGCAAATAAGCGACTGACATTGCCGGATGGCCGATCACGTCTGATAGCAGCGCTTGACGGCATGGGAAATTCCAATGCCAATAACTGGCAAAATGTGACGTTTACGACGGGGAATGCCACGACGTTAGGATCTCTTGGCGGTCGAACAAATACAAGCATAACACTGACAACCTCTAACCTGCCGCCATACACGCCATCCGGAACCTTGTCTATCACGGCTCATGTTGGCGTAAGGAATATCGATAATTATAACATTATTGGCGGCGCTGGGATTCCGGTTGTGATCACAGGCGGCTCCTCTCCTGTTGTTTTCGATTCTTATTCGTTTTCTGGAACAGCCCAGGGAGGCATATCGTCACCTTTCAATGTCTGTCCGCCTATCCTGTTATTCACTGTCTATATGAAGCTATAGCCATGACCTATTACGGCTACATCTCGGCGCCTGCATCGAATCGGGCGGACTGGATCGAAACATGCATGGTGTTGGATAACGACACCGGGGATCCGATCGACCTGTCCGTTGCCAGCATCACCATGACGGTGATCAATAGCAAGCGCAACCCGAACGCCTACATGAATTCCGGTTATTACGGCCGCTATGATCCTGGCGTTATCATCCTGCGCGGGTCGACCGGCACGGGCGAAATCGTGGTGGTAGACCTCGGCACATTCCAGTGGCATTTCACGGCTGCGCAGATGAACAGCCTTCCTCAAGGCGAATACTCGATCGGCATCAGGCTGACGCAGGATGATCAGACAATGCAGCTTGTTATCGGCGCCTTGTCAGTTATGGAAGGGATTGATTGCCAATGATTCGATGCATTAGCATGGGAGACAGAGCATGACCCTCCCTCTTAGCATTAAAGTAAAAGTTTTACCTCGATTCCCCGCCCAGGTTATCGGTCGCGAAGGAATTGCTGTTACCAAGACTAACGGAATTTACTATTTCGATCTGGATTATACCGATCTTGGGCCTGTAACATCGGTTCCTCCTAACAGTTACACGGCCATTTGGGACAGCGTTAACAATATCTATAAAGTTATTCCGCTTTCCTCGTTTACCTATGTCGAGGCTCCCAACGACGCAAATACATATGGTCGCCATGCATTGACATGGGTACCGGTTTTGACGGATGCGCCATCAGATTCGAATCTATATGGACGTAAAAACGGAACATGGACGGTTGTTCCTGGGGGAATGGGAGATGCTCCTTCTGACGGAACTTATTACGGTCGACAAAACGCGGTCTGGGTGAATGTTGCGCCAATCAACAGTCCGACTTTTACCGGCACGCCGGCGGCGCCGACCGCAACGGCCGGGACCAATACAACGCAACTAGCTACGACGGCATTTGTTCAATCCGCCATTGGCACGCCTGGCGTCGTTCCGGTCAATGCCCAATCCGTTAATTACACGGCAGTTTTGGCAGATGCAGGCAAGGCCATCTATCATCCCATTGCCGATAACAACGCTCGCACTTTCACCATCCCTGCCAATGCCAGCGTGGCCTATACGATCGGCACGGTGATCTCGTTCGTGAATTTGATCAATACCGTCACGATCGCCATCACGACCGACACCATGTATCTCGCCGGGACCGGTACAACGGGATCGCGGACGCTAGCGGCCTATGGCTGCTGCACGGCGATGAAGGTCGATACGACTACGTGGGTGATCAGTGGGACCAACTTGACATGAAGCCGATCTCGCAGCCGTTGTTGTGGAAAGGTGCGACGGCGGCAGTCGCCTGCAATACGACATGGAGTCCTTCTGACAAGGCCGCAGGCATTACATTATCTGGCAGTAATCTTATTGCCACCGCCAGCACCAGCGGCGATATGGCGGTGCGTTCCTTCAACTCGTTCAGCAGTGGTAAGCACTATTTCGAGATAACGATCGGAGCAACCTATACCGGTGGTGATACAGGTCCCGGTATTTGCACATCTGCTGCAAACATCAACACAGTCGGTGTCAATGCGACGCAGGGGTTCATTGTCTATCCTTCCGGCAACATTTATTACAATGGTTCCGTACAGGGGATTGCCACAGGTGCTATTGCCACAAACGATGTTCTTCAATTCGCTGTTGATCTAACCAATAAGCGTATCTGGGTGCGGATCAACCGTGGTGGTACGTTGTTCAACTGGAATGGCACGGTTGGAGCCGATCCAGCTACCAATACCAGTGGGTTCGATATATCGTCCCTGTTTACTTCCAATGCTGCCTATCCGTTCCAGGCATTCGGTCCAAGTGCATCCGGCTCGACCTCGACGGCCAATTTTGGTGGATCGGCATTTGCCAGTTCACCACCGTCCGGGTTTACCGACTGGTGTGGACCTGCTCCAACTACATATCATGCTCCAGCAGTTCATTTAGACGGATCGACGTGGCTTACAAACAGCAGTTTGATCACTCCATCCAGCTCATTATTTTCTGCGGTGTTTTGGTTCAAAACAAATAATTCGGCTATTGAAGCCACATTGTATGTTGTCGATCCCAACAACTATGTAGTTCCTTATTTTGATATTCACAATGGCACGCTTGACATCGAGTTAGGCTCTTTTCCTAACGCGGGGAATGATGAATATATAACAAGTACTTCAACTTCCTATATCGATAACCAATGGCATTCTGTAATCCTTACAATCGACGCAAGCACTTCTGCTCCCAAGAAAGTTAAAATTTATATTGATAATGTTGATGTAATGGGAAGTTTGAGTTCTTCCAACAGCACTGGCGGATCTTATCAAGTTCTGGGTAATGGTTACTTAGCTCAGATTGGATATGACAATACCGGTTCTGGTGGATTTTTCATAGGAGACATTTCCGACTTTCGGGTGTTCTACGGAGTATGTTTGCTTGATGGGACTGGAAACATACCTTTGGCAACGCGACAGTTATTTGTGAACGCCAGCGGGAAGCCGGTTGATCCAGCAGTAGCCACTGCGGCGTTGGGAACGGCAACCATCCTGTTGAGTGGAAATGCGAGTACCTTTGCAACGAATCAAGGGGCTGGGGGTGCTTTTGCCATAACTGGCGCATTGAGCAATGCAACAACAAGTCCCAGCGACTGAGGGTGACCGAGGAATTTGATGCACACCGCCCAGATCATCCTGTCCCTTCATCTGCTGGTGCTGCATGGACCGAACGGCCAGGAGATCGACGTCAATCCGAACGAAATTACATCGCTACGTGAACCACGGCAAGGATCCGATGAGCATTTCGCCAAGGGCGTTCGCTGTCTGGTCAGGATGACCGACGGTAATATAAACACTGTCGTTGAAGAGTGCCGTGCCATCAGAGAGATGATTGAAGCCAAGGAGGAGTAATGGTGAGAATTGTCATCAGTTCTGGCCATGGCCTGCATATCCGTGGCGCTTCAGGGATCATCGACGAAGTCGATGAGAGCCGTCGGGTTGTTGAAGAGGTTGCCAATGTGCTTGGTAACCTTGGTGCTGATGTTGTTACTTATCATGATGACGTAAGTACGTCGCAAAATGAAAATCTGAATCGAATTGTAGATTTCCATAATTCACAACCTCCGCACGATTTAGACGTGAGCTGCCACTTCAACGCGTTCGAGCCAACCGATAAGCCTATGGGCTGCGAGGTTCTCTATGTCTCGCAACTGGACCTGGCCGATAACCTGTCCTATGCGATGTCGAAGGTCGCCGGATTCGTCAATCGCGGTGCCAAATATCGTGATGATCTGTTTTTCCTGAATTCCACTGCCGAGCCAGCCGTGTTGATCGAAGTCTGCTTTGTCGATTCGACCGCCGATTGCGAACTCTACCAGCAGCATTTCAATTTCCTCTGCTACACGATCGCCCGAACCTTGGTCGGAGAGAATTTCGAAGCCGAAATGCCGGACGAGTTGCCAGAAGAAGGATCAATCGACGGCTATTTTACCGCGCGAGGCAAATGCTCACATTTCGGCGGCCCAGATGACGAAGGCGTCAGTCCCGACGAAGGGCTGGCTTTCATCTATGACTACGAACAGCGCCCTGACCTGTTCCTGGACCAACAACCGCCTGGGACCACCGGTCTGGCGCGCCGGCTAAATCCTGATGTCTTTTATCTGGCTTGTCGTTGGGATTACGATGTCACGCCAAAAGACATGCTGGACGATGCCGATTTGCAGGCTCTAGTCAAGGCAACAAAGACCGGCAGAAGCGCCTATGCTTGGCCGGCTGATTGGGGACCACATGGCGATACCGACCGGGTGGCGGATCTCAGTCCCGGACTGATGGAATATCTGGGGATAACGACCGATGATGACGTTGAGGTTATTTACCCTGCACCCCGAGAATATGGTGCCGACGTCTGACCTGGTCTGGATCGTCGTTACGGCCACGTTCCTCGTTGTTGTCACCTGTTTACTTCTGGAGGGATTCAATGGCAGCAATCGCAATTAACATCCTGTGGGTGCTCGTTGCCCTCGTCATCCTATGCCTTGTCGTGTGGCTGGCCTTCTGGGTCCTGGAACAAATGTCAGTACCAGTGCCAGAAATTATAAAGAAAGCTGTCTGGATCATCGTCCTGCTTATCGCCGTAATTTTCCTGATAAGTGCCCTGACGGGAACGGGGGTGCATTCATTCGGGTGGAGATAGAGAATGGATGATGACGGGGACTATGAATATCGCTTTGGCAAGAACGACAATTACGACCGATTCAACCTCAAGCCGATCTACCGGCCTGCCTTGCACCTGTTCGGTTTGGCAGCTCTGATGTGGGGCGTGCTGATCATCATCATTTTGATCGCGATGTGGTTGCAGAATATATAAAATGAGAACCGTCTTTTCCGGCAAGCGCAAGCACCTTTGGCGAGATACTTATTACATTCGCGTTTATGACGTGGATGGAATTTACCGTTATTCGGCTCACTATAGCCGGGAAGAACGGGAAAGATTCGAACAGATAGCTCTTGAAAATTCCCAAAGAGATGTTCCTTTCAAGGCATGGGGATCTCCTCGCGAAGCCATATCCATCTATCGAATCAATGTCATTAAAAAGCCCTCCTGGCAGGGGCATCGCCAGGAGGGCAAATCAGCAAGTCAACTTGGACAAATGCTTGCTGATAAAGTCAAACGCATACGCAACTGAACTGATTTTCTTTCTTATGGCGTATGATTCGTGAATCCACCTCCCACATTGACCCCCGTCCCTGCGCCGGCACCGACAAAGCTGCCGCCGCCGCCAAGGATACCTCCAGCCAAACCACCGGCAGCACCAAAATTATTGGTCTGACCGATGCCCGCCGAGAGCCCACCAACCGGAGTCGCAACCGCAACACCAGCGGAGGTACCAGCGCTCACGCCAGCCGCACCAACCACTGCGCCGCCGAGACCGTGAGAGGTGGTAGCCCCCGCGGCGGTACCGATATTAGTGCCGCCAGAACCGGCAACCGCCAGCGTAGACGCTGCATTGGCCGAAGAAACGCTGAGTACCAATGCGAGGATAGATACTCCAAAGATAATTTTCTTCATGTTAAGACTAATCCTTCTTTGGTTCAGCCGCAGCGACCGCTGAAGCTGTCGTTCCAGCAGCAACGGCTGGAGCCGGAGCTGCTGGTTTCTTCGAAGCGATACTGTTACGCGGCTTCGATGAACGGTGGGCGACGTTCATGGGTGGCTGGCCATCCCAATGCATGCACTTTTGTGCAGGCGCGTCGTAATTATTGCAGAGTTGCTCTTTGCCAGTTTTTCCATTCACTAGCAAGATCGAACCATCATTGGCCGAGGCAATGGCTCTGGCGGAAAGGATGGCTTGCGGCCGAACAGCGACCGGAGCCACCCCATACTCGGTCTGAACCGGTATGTAGAGCGCGCAAACCTCCGGCATTGACCGATAGATATCTGTCTGGAGGCATAACCTCGCCACAGCCGCACGGCGCAAACCCATAGCCCATAGAGTGCGGCTATCAAGACGAGCAGCGCACCCGGGATCAGGAATACTGCCGCCACCAGTAAGACCCGTTCCGAGCCATGAGGCACCGACGCTAACCGATCCGAGACAGGTTTCGAGACCTGCAGCTGCCAGGCCTGGCGCAAAGACGGCCGGAACATTGGAAACCGAGCCTGAGTTGTGAACGCTGGTGACATTGGAGGTCGTGGCTGGAGCGCCGCCAATGCTGACATTGCCTCCGGCAGCCACAGCGGTGCCTCCTGTCGCATTGGAGCGGCTGTTGGCTCGACCACCTGCTCCTCCCGCACCACCCTGGCCGCCTTGGCCCGAGATCGCAACCGCGCCTGCCGTCGATTGTGAGCTTGAGATGCCGACACCGGTCGCGTTGGATGTGGCGTTGGAGCTGCCAACCGGTGCCGGATGCTGATGAGGGACTTGGGCAACCTGCTCATTTCCGGCCCACACAGAGCCATTTACTGCCACTGTGCAGATGGCAGCAATCCAGATCTTTTTCATGTGCGAAATTCCCCTTTGAAGTGTGATGCGTTTTGAAGTAGCCTATTCCCTATGACTGATTCGTTGGCATTACGCTAGTGTTTTTTTGCAACAGTTGAAAGAAAGTTGGAGAAATGAAATGAGTGATAAGAAAACTGCCTATTGGACGCAATATCAACTGACTCTACTGGCAAAATCAATAGCACGTGGTTATAGGGGAAAGCCAATCACTGGAAAGAATGCACAGGCTAGAGCGCGAAACTTCCTGGATGAATTGGGAATCGATTGGAAAATCGACGTAGATATTGCAGAACAGGAAATGGAAGAACAATGAGAAAATGGACGACTGACGACAAGGCACTGGTCGAGAAGCTTTGGCGGGAAGGGCATACATCTACCAAGATCGCCGCAATGATCGGCATCACACGCAACTCTGTCATCGGAAAGATCAGACGCATGGGGTTACAGGGATTACAGGGATCGGATGAGCCGGCTCATCCGAAGTCAGAGCCAAGTGTCATCCTTAACGCGCCGAGGATCGTGCCGGCAATCAAGCATACCAGACGCAAGCTCAGACGCCAGCTTCCCAATCATTGCCCGATCTCGGTCCTCAAACTAACTGATCAACGCTGCCATTTCCCGGTAACGCCGGACCATACCAGATATCATCTGTTCTGTGGTGCACCGAGCCGAGAAAAATCACCGTATTGCTCGCATCATCATGCGATGTGCTATTATGAAATGAAGCAACGATGAGGAACGAAAACGATGAATCCAGATGACATTAAAAAACTAGCTGCGGAGACCTTTAAAAAGCAGGAATACGTTCGCATGCTCGAAATGATGAACACACCAATCGATTATGAGGAACGAAAACAAGCTTTTATTGAATTGCAATTAGCTCGTTACGAGGCGAAGGCAAGATGAACAATGATCATGTAGCATCTTGTCCATATTGCAAAAAACCTGTCAGCTACAAATGGGATGGAGGATTTGTGTCCGAGCCACACAATGTTCTCATCGCCGATTGGGTCTTCCATACAGAATGTTGGGATGAAATGTGCAAGGAAGGAGATTGAAATGCCTCCCGTCAGTCAACAACAGTCAATATCTTTTAGGCGGACCATATAGTTTGTATTTCCAGCGCTGAAAGCACGCGGTGCATAAGCCATGTCCTTCGTGCTTTCTCTCTCTGGTTTTACATCCTTTACACTGGCTGAATTTTTTAGACCATCCTTCAAATTTGTGATGAAGTTTACTGTGATCTGAATGAGTCAACAGCTGAAGATTTTCTAGTCTGTTATCGAGAGTATCGTGGTTTTTGTGATGAACATGTTCCGACCGCAATAAAGCACGACCGAGATGCTTTTCCATTAGATGACGATGCTCAAAGCGCCAGCCTTTACCACCTGGACCAACTTTTATCTGTCGATATGGCAATGTTGGAGTTGAAAAATGAATGCGAGTACTACCAAGAGGCAAATGATCCAATGCACCGACTGGTAAAGCTTTCATCCGTTTGCCCCAGTCCTTGTTACCATGACCAGGCACAAATTTAGTATAACACTGCACTCGCCCATTACGAGTGTATTTGATAGGCGCAAGATGTCCGCAACCGCATGCGCAAATATTTTGCTCTCTGGTTCGTTGACCTTTTCTCATAAGACATTTAACATACCACTAGAAACGGAGATGTCAAATGCCCCCTGTATCGATCGCCCAAAGGAAGGCCATGTACGCCGCAGCAAGCGGCAAGAGCAATATCGGAATTCCGCAAAAAGTCGGCAAGGAATTCGTCGCGGCCGACAAGCCAGGAAAACTGCCAGCGCGAGTTCATGAAGGCAAGAAATATCCACCACTATCATCACTAAAAAAGAAATAAAAAAAGACCGGATCTCCGAAAGGGTCAGACGGAGATCCGGTTTGAAGCATCACACTGGAACTGAAGCGAGAAAATACTATCAGATCATCTTGTGAAAAACAACCTTACTCAGCCTCGTCTAAAGAAGCTTCTTTTAGCACTAATATCCAAATACCACAATGAGCCAAAAATTTGACCGTTGCCTCCCCTCGTTAACCTTTGTATCTTTCTTGCTATATCCCTCCAGGTAGTGTAGGTTAATGACTATGGCAGAAAGTGCAGAAAAATTCCTTGAAAAAGTCGAACAGTTCATCGCCAAGCATGAAATCGCGCCATCGACATTTGGGCGTATAGCGATGGCTGACCCGAGTTTCGTTTTCAAACTGCGACAAGGGCGGTCACCCTCCTTGGATGTTTTCGACAAGGTTAGCGCTCTCATGGCGCAACCGGCACTTATCAAGAAACTGCTCAAGCAGGACATTGAATGAGACAGCATCCTGAACAGAAATTGCAGGAGAGCATCAAGCAATTCCTGGACATCAACATCAAGCCGGATCTGATCTGGTATGCGGTGCCGAATGGTGGACTGCGCAATCCGGTCGTCGCGGCCAAGCTGAAGGCGGCCGGCGTATTACCAGGTGTTCCAGATCTGCATTTCGTGTTGGATGACGGTAAGAGCGCCTATCTGGAATTGAAAAGCAGCAAGGGTCGGTTGAGCGAGGAGCAAGTCGGCTTTGGCGTCAAGGTCATGGCGCTTGGCCATCGTTGGGCGATGGCACGCGATCTCGATGAAGCAATCAAGATCTTCAAGGCGTGGAATATTCTCAAAAAGGAAGTCATAACATGAGTGGCGAGTTCGTGATTTTGTTCATTTGTTTTCTGATCATCGGATCAGCACTCCTCGGTTTAAGGAAAAAGGAAAAGTGCCTAACCGCAAGCCGATGACTACCCCAGAGGAATTCCGGTCATTCCGAGAGCAGCACGCCCGCGTAAAGATGGCTAAGTCGCGGTGAGATGCGGAGAGTGAGGATGCCTCGATGCTTGTAACATTTCGTGATGACAATACAGATACGAAAGACTTGCGTAGTACGCAAAGATTGCGTATATTGTTTTCATCAACAACGGAGCAAGCAAATGACCCGCAAGATCTTCATCGGTTCCTTCAATAACAACCACACGGTTTTCGAAACCGTCCGCGGCGGATGCCGCGCCGTCTCCAAAACCTTCTTTTCCAAAGAAGAGGCCCAAGCGGCCCTCCAAAAACTCCAAGAGGGTCAGAAATGACACTCACCCGATCCCGATACAAGCAGGAAGACATGAAATGACCGAACTAGCCGATTTGGCCGAGCGCCTGCTGCAATTGGCAAACGATGAGGGCACAGCACAAATCCATGACGCCGCGCTTGATCTGATGCGGATAGCCCAGCGGACCGAACATACGGCTCGCCTTAGCGCATCAGAGGCCGCCTGTTATCGCTGGCCGGAGGATACGGCCGAGCATCGAGCCATGCGGGCAGCTTTTATGGACGGCGCTGCACACATTGCCACGCCACGACAATGACCCCCAAACAATACCGAGCCGCAATCGATCGGCTCGGGCTGACGCAGGAGGGCGCCGGCGAATGGCTCGGCGTCTCTGCTAGGACTGGGCAGAATTATGCAGCCAAGGGGCCGCCTGAGCCCGTGGCTAAGCTTCTGCGGCTGATGATCCGGCTAGATCTTAAGCCCGAGGACGTGAAGTAGGACGTCAACAGTGCGACGAGGAGAGTGAGGATGCCAACCCTTGAAGAGTTGATACGTCCGGCCGGCATGGGCAACGCACGAGACGCAGACGCTGCCCTATGCCCATCGATGACAGCAGTCTCGATACCTAATCACTGTGGCGGGGATATTAAGCATGAGACGGATGACGATCGCGGAGCAGCGCAAGGTTTTGGGCAAGCTCGCCCACTCGAAATTCTGGGCTGATATGATGTGCATGGATGCCGTCTGCTATGGCGGCGATGTGGAGGGCTATAGAGACCAGCGGGAATATGCCAAGAAGGTCATAGACGCATTCCCGAAAGACATCATAGACGCCTACAATGCCGAGTTGCGCAAGGCCGAGGCCGACAAGCTTAGGGCAAGGGCGGACGAGATCGAGCGACGGAAAGAAGGCCAGAAGACGTGGTCACGGTGACAGCATGTCTGGGATGCGCAACCCAGTAAAAATACTATATTGCAGGAACCTTCCTAGCGGGCTAACTCCACACCACGCCTCAAGGCGTTTCCTCCCTAGAACTACAAGCCATCGCTCGCCAATCGGGCGATGGCTCTTTTTTCAGATGGAAAGCTAAATGAATGTCCTCGATCAATTCCTGGACATCAACATTAAGCCGGAGCCGTCGTCCCGCAAATCCCGGAAATCATCGGCAGGGCAATCATGAGCTTGGAGAACCAGACATGAAACCCTTCATCCTGTGGACTGGCTTTCTGATCGGCTTCATAGTCGGATATGAATTTGCAGGGTTGTGGTTATGAAAATAGAAGGATGGATGACCCTTGATCAAAACGAGGTCAAGCAAGCCATCAGGGATTACCTGAAAAAACGTAATGTCGATGTCGAACTTGACGACATTCGGCCGTGTTCCAATGTAGCATTCATCACTATCCCTGTTGTCATGAAGAAAAAATCATGAACGCCTATCTCGACTTTGCTGACAGCATCTCGAATCGCAAGAAACCGTCGCATCCAAAGGTCGTCAAATCCGATCGCCAGGCGCCGATGGTCCGGACCGGCGTCGAAAAGGCGTTGGATGAGCGCAACAAGCAAGTCTCTCGTGCTAACAAATGGGACAGAGCAGAACTTGAACGAATGCTGGATGGACCGCATGGTCCACAAATCCGGCAAATCAAGACCTTGCTTCGCTCTCTTAGAATTAATGAAGGGAATCGGCTACTCGACTTGCTTGCGAGCCTCGATTGGCTTAATGCAAATGCCGACGTAAGGCACATGGTGTTGTCACTGATAGATGATGCAATCGTCGAATTGCGTATCTGCAACGGACTACCGCCGATCGATGATGCCTTGCCATGGGAAGAACCAACGATCTTTCAAATCGTGAGAAGTAAACTCAAACCGGAAGAAACACATGAAAGTTAACCAGGACACTATCAAGCTTGGCGAGACCAATGTCGAGCTGATGGCGAAGCTCAAGGCGTCGCATCAGAACAATCTTGCGCTTTGGCAGGCGATTGCCGGAGGCCCGGAGCCGCACTGTCGGGATTGCGCCGACTGCAATGGCCGCTGCCAGAACGTCGGCCTGCCGTGTGACCCGCAAGAACGGGCCTTGGAACGTGTGGCGCAGCTCCGCGCACAGGTCGAGAGAGCGTTGCGCGGCTTTAGGGCGATCTACGGAGTAACGCCTCACCCAGATACGGCCCGAATAGCAGCCGAGGCCATCCGCTCGCTGAGCAGGCTTTGCCAGATACCGGCAGAATGCGAACGTGAGCGCGATGAAGCCCGGCAGCTAGTCATCGAGGCGAACAATTCGCTCTACGGATCGCATGGATATTTTCACTCGCTGAACGGCGGACCATTCGACAAACACCATCTTAGCCGAGGCATCGAGAAGCTGAAGGCCGACAACAGTCTCCTTTACGCACTGGTCGAGGAACTGAAAGAGCGCGTTCATCACGCCGAAGGCACGGCAGATTGATCAAAGAAAAGGAAAACCAGACAATGACCATCGTAACTGAAGCCGTCAACCAGTACATAAAGCAACAACAGAAAGAGTGGGTCCACGATCGCCGACAGACCATCGGTGCATCCGAGATCGGGCAGTGCGCTCGCAAAATTTTTTGCCTGAAATTTGAGGATGACCCGCATCTGCGCGTGCCGCGCAATGCCGGTTATGTCGATTCATGGGGAGCAAGGGAACGCGGCAATCTGATCGAGAAGCATCTGCTAGTGCCAGCGATGAAAAAGAATTTCGGTCAATATGCGATGTTCATGGGAAACGAGCAGAAAACCTTTTTCGATGGATATCTCAGCGCTACTCCCGATTGCATCCTCGAAATGCATGATCAACCGAAGGTTTATTACCAACTGATCGAGTTCAAGACTATTGATCCACGGGTCGATTTGCGGGAAGCCAAGCCCGAGCATGTCTACCAGGCGCAAATGCAAATGGGCATCCTGGCCGCGCTCGGTGAATATCAGCCGTGCGAACGCGCGATCATTTCCTATACCGATGCCAGCTTCCTGAATGATACCATGGAATTTACAGTCATCTACGACCCGTCATATTACGAGGCTGCTCGCAACCGCGCTCACATGATCATGACGGCGGAAGGTATGCGGGAGATCGCCCCGGAAGGATGGATTGCCGGTGGCAAGGAATGCGCATATTGCCCGTTCAGCGATGCCTGTGGGTATTCCAGGCGGGATGTACCAAAGGACAATATAGGAAAAGCCGATCCCCAGTTCGTCGCTGAAATCAGTGATCTCGCCAAACAATACAAGCTTGCCCAGGCATTGAGCGAGAAATACGAAAGCAACGTTCGGGAACTGCAACACGATATCAAGACGCGCTTGCAGGACAAACACTTGCGAAGCGTCGTTGGTGATGGCGTTTCCGTGTCGTGGACACAGATCAAAGGGCGCATGAATACCGACGTGAAAGGTCTTCGCGAAGCCGCACAACAGGCTGGCATTGATCTTGATCAATTCACCAGTACAGCTGACCCGTCGGACCGCTTGACTGTTACGATTAAAAGTTCATCGTAACTCTGATTATCCTGCGAACAGCACCCCCCTGTGTCCCCCGCAGGATGATGCGTTCCTGTTCTGAAACGCCCCTCAAAACAGGAGGCGGTAACGCTTTGAAAAATCCGCCACTTCGAACGTGAGACCGCTCATAACTCAACATAAGGAACCATACAGATGACAAACCTTCCCATGAACAATGGACAAGGAACTGAAATAGCCAGTCGTGATGAGTTTAATCCTTACCTGGATTTCGGCAGGGAAGCTTCCAGAACTCGCATCGTTGGCAAGATCCTCAAATTCAACAAACGTGGTGACTGGACCTATGGCGAAAATGCCACGGAAATGCCGGATGGTACCCGATTGATCGCCCATATGGGTGAGCTGCTGGAAGGCTGGATCAAATGGGAGGACCACAAGCCAACAGAACAGATCATGAGCTATGTGCGGGATCGCGGCACACCGCGCTACAAGGTGCCAACTCGATCCGAGCTTGGAGACACTGAACGCGAAGACTGGCCAGTGGATAATAATGGCATCAAGCGTGATCCCTGGCAATTCTGCAATTATCTCATCATGATGGATCAGGACGGAAACCTGTATACGTTCACGCCATCAAGCAAAGGAGGCAAGCAAGCCCTGGCAACACTGTCAATGGCCTTCGGTCATCATATGCGCGTCAATCCAAACGAGTATCCGGTTGTGACGTTGGGCGGCGACCAGTATCCGCATCCGAACAAGCAATTCGGCATGATCGATTTTCCAATCTTCTCCATCGTCTCATGGTGCGACAAGGCAGTGATCGACAAGGCATTGCAAGACAATGCTGCGGGACAGGATTACGATCGGGAGGTCGATGATCTGCCGCCCAAGACGGAATTGCCAAAGAACGATTACAAGGCACAGCCTGCACAAGCAGCACAAGGCAAGATGGAACCGCAAAAGAACGGAATGGCACGCCCCCGGTTCTGACTTGATCTGAATCAAGCCCTGATCGGCTGTCACCGGTCAGGGCTTAGTTACTTAAGGGGTTCTACACATGGCAGAGCAGCCAACGCATCCAGCCATCGATTATCTGCGCCGATTATTCGGTCCCTCGACAAGCCATCCGGTCTTTTTGTGTTCCCTGGTCAACGACAAGGCCGGCAATCCGGACGGGGTCCGGTCGCTGCATTCCCGCGACCATCACCAGATCCTGGTCTTTGCCAATCGCTGGAACCGGCCCGGTCGCGGTCTCTATTATAGCATGTCGACGATTGCCGAGGGCAAGCAGCGCAACAAGGCCAATGCCATAGAAACACCGGCCCTGGTCATCGATGTCGACTACAAGGATATCGAGATCCTGCCCGCAGCCGTTGAAGGCGTTATTGCCTCGTTGCGCCTGCCGCCGACCGGCGTCAACCGCACTGGCCACGGCTTGCATTGTGTCTGGCAATTCAAGGAAGCCATCGATACCCAGGTCGAGCTGGGGAGGCTAGAGGATTGCCTGCGGCGGCTGGCGGATGTCGTCGGGGGTGACCTGGCCGTGGCCCATCCAGCCGCCCTGCTGAGGCTCCCAGGCACGCATAATAGCAAGAACGGCGAATGGCGGGAGGTGATCAACTCATCATGGGTCGAGAGCCGCACCTATGAACTGGACGACATCGAAGAATGGCTTGACGAGCAATCGCCAGTGATCCGGCGAAAGACGCCAAACGGCGCGCCGCCAAACGGCGCCAATTATCCAGAAAATCTAAATCCCTATTTAGATTTTGCCAACCGTTCCGGCCTTAAGCCGCCGATCGATGTTGCGCAACGTTTGGAAGCCATGACGTATCAGGGGCCAAATGAAACCTGCATCCATAAGACTCAGGTCAGAGTAACTGCCAGTCTTGTCAAGAGCGGATTGGAATTCCCCGCAGTCATCGAAATCGTCCTGGCTGCAACACAGAAAGCCGTCGGACAGCAGGGAGCGAACTGGAACTGGATCCGCGAAGAACGCGCCTTGCTTAAGATGTGCGAAAGCGCTCATAAAAAATTCGTTGAGTCGCAAGAACTTAGAACAAAAACCATGGATGCAATACCGCTAGGTGAGATGCGAAATGGAGAGGAACGAAAGGAATTTGTGCAAGGCAATATCGTCAACATGCAACAAGCCAAGACCAAGAGAGAAACCAAGATCAAGGATGTTGCGCAACAAACCAAGAAGAAATTCAAGCTTGTCTCTGAGTCGCTTAAAGCTGTCCTGGCAAATACCTTGCTTTTCGACGACGACCATACAGCGTGGTATTACGATCGTGGATTATGGAAATACGCGGATAATTTCAAGGACTGGATCGATATCAAAATCCAGATATGCGCCAACGATCTAGGGATTGTTTGCGATAACAAGCTTTGTAGCGAGGTTCGCGGCGATATCTCTCGTGATCCGGATTTCCAACGCAACAACGTCCCATGGGACAGGCATGGACAAGTCCCGACATTATCCGGTCTTGTCCATCCCGAGACATTGGAACTTACCCTTGCCAAGCCAGAACACTATTGTACCTGGCGCCTCGCCTGTATTTTCAATCCTTCCGCTGTTTGTCCGAATTGGAAAGATATGCTGTCCGATTGTTTCGCGGACATGGAAGAGAATGAACGAGATCTAACCATTCAATGCCTGCAAGAGCTGCTCGGCGTCGGACTCGTCAACGACAAGCCACGTGGCCTGCGGCGCGCCTTGATCCTTTATGGCGGAAAGAATTGCGGTAAAAGTTCCATCCTGGAAGTGTTCGCAGGTCTGTTCGGCGATGTAATCTCGGTTGAGATCGACAGTATCAAAAATCACGGATTGATGCCATTCAGGAAACGATTGCCATGGATTCTACACGAGGCTTTTGATCAGTCTACCTGGCATCAATCAGCTATCGTCAAGACATTGATCACAGGCGAAACCTTCTCCGTCAATATCAAGAATGGCCCAATCATCGCCAACCAGCAGTGGCATGGCTCGATCTATTGGGCCACCAATCATCCACCTCAGTTCAAGGAAAATACGGATGCAATGGTATCCCGTATCGTGCCTATCCACTGTCGGACGAAATTCGAAGATGAAGCGCCTTCTGGCGTTGCACTGGCAGCAATCGAAAGCGGATTTTCAAAGCCGTCCGAACTGATCGTCGAGACAGAGTTGCCAGGCGTCCTGTTATGGGCTCTGGAAGGCATGAAAAGAGCCGTCGCGCGCGGACGTATCGCGACCAGCGCTGCAACAAAAGGCGAAAAGGAAACCATCTGGCGCGAGTCCAATCTCGTTGCACGCTTCATCGAAGATTGCACTGAATATTCACCAGATCACCGGATTACGGTTCCAGATTTCTGTCTGGCTGTCTCCGTATGGTTCGGCGAGAACAAGGGCGAGAGTCGCGGATATATGCCAAGCAATGACGCTATCAAGCGCGCTGTGACTGCATTGCATAATGAATGCATCCAGAGAGAGCGGGAAAACAGCATGCGGTGGTACGTCGGATTGAGGCTAAATGATGCAGGATTGAAGTATTTCGATACCGGAAGGCAGGCGTTGGCTTATGAGGCGAAGCGGGTGGTCGTGTCACTAGGTGACGCGAATCGAATTATCCCCGCACATTGGAGTGACAGGATTGGTGTCACCAAAATGAGAAAAAAAATCGCGTCACTTTTCGCGTCACAGGCTAAAAACGACAGCAGCAGAGAGGGTTAGTTAGGTATAGTGACACGGTGACACGATTTCTTTTATAAACTGAAAAACTATAAAAAGACATATATAGAGAGGATAGAGAGAATGGTGGAGCAGTATAAGAAAAAACGCGACACGTCACGTCACCGTGTCACGCCGGTGGTTGGGTACCTTTGAGGCAAAAAGATGATTTATCCTACAGTCGAGGATGCCCAGAAGGCTGGATTGGGGAAGTGGGCATCGCGATGCCGCCGAAGGTGCGTCGCTCCTCTCGAACTGTTCGTGAGGGTTCAGCGCAATGGCGTGAAGTTATGGAATCTCCGATGTTGCGCGTGCAAGGGCGTTCTTGGGGGAGCTATCGCCTATGATAATATTCCGGTTCAGGTTCGAACGATAGGGCCGGAGGAGGTTCGTGCGGATCCTGGTCGGGGTTGTATCCGCTGTGGCGAATGGAGAAACGGAGTGGAGTTGCATCATTGGGCGCCTATGGAATTTTTCAGCGATGCCAATGACTGGCCACAGGATTATCTCTGTCGTGAATGTCATCACAAATGGCACAAAATCATGCGTAAACAACAGCGTCTGAAGGCGGAGCCAATGACACCTGAAGAAGAACGGTTTTACGCTAGAATCAATTTCTGGCGTTGTCGCAGCTCGGAAGACAGGACGATGTTTGAACGTCGGGCAACGTTTAAGGAACTGCGGTTGCGGGATGCTGAAATGGCAGAGGCCCTGTACGATCAGGAAAACCTGTTTGTCGAGGCTTGCGTCAAGGGAACCGTGCAGGACGTTGAGGATCACGGTGCCGCTCTGTGCCGTGGCTATCTGGCAGCAGCAAAATTGTTCGGGAGGTCGTGAGGATGGGTCGTAAACGACTAGGAAAGCCCGCTGGTGCGATAATTCCGGAAGGCGCTACCAAACAGCTTGATACCGGAACGCCTACCAGCGAGCGGCTAATCCGTGCCGAGGGCCATGTCAGGCAGACAGGCAGCGATCGTAGCCATCGCCGGTACCACATGATGGATGATAATCTCGGTCGTCTCGCACTGCAAAAATTGATCACGGAACAGCAATACAAGGCTTTGCAGCGCTATGCCGTCCATTGGTATGCCGGCGGAATGGCAGGGGCACTGTCTAGTTTCGATCTGGATCGTATCCGGGCGATCAATCCCGGTGTGCTCGGTGGCCTTGCCAGAAACGAGCGGGAACTCACGCATAAACGGCTGTATCAGGATGCGCGGTTATCGATTGGCGCGGAGCGCGCGCGCATTGCCGATCATGTGGCGTGTTATGACGGCTCATTGGTATCGGCTGGAACCCTGCTCGGGTATGCGAGTCCGTTTCGCGGTCGTCAAGCTGCCGCCAGAATCCTGATCGAAGCTGCCGATTGGCTAGATCGGTTTTGGCAGGTCATTGACAGGGAGAGGTATAATGATAAGTCAAGAAAAGCAGTCTGTTGACAAGCAATTTGTCATTTCAGGGGATTGGGCTTTGGCAAGCGATGGTGCGCAGTGGATATTGCAACGCAAATGGAAGGATGAAAAGTGGCGGCCAGTCTTATTTGTAAGGTCTGACAGGGATATATTGGAACGATGCATGCGAGAAAAGGGAACAGACAACGGTACGGTGTTTAAACTGTTATCAGGGTTAGCTGATAGCTTCGATCGATGGAAAGCGTCTCAGACGTTCTGAAAATGGGGTTAGGGATGGATCTACATATGGCATGAGACAGGATAAAGCTATCTACTTGTTGACAAACGGGTGGATTAGGTATCGATTTTGGTAGATTTCAGATCCAGCCGCTTCAGAAGCCGTGAAACAGACATCGATGACCAGAGACCACCTCGTGAAGTACGCAAGTGATCCATATTCAATTGCCTGGCGATCTCACGCGTCGGCAACCCCGCAAGCGGGGTTACCATTTCGCGCATCGACTCGGCATAATCATCAGCAAAATTATGCTTCGTGTCTCGTCTCATTCAACTAGTTCCAGACAAATCCCGCTCGGTGAACCGTCAACCCCACAAAACCACGATGAATCGTAAATCCCGATAATGGTATCCAGAACACGAACCGGAATCATTTTGTTATCGACGAGGTAAGTAACATCACTGCGAAAGATCAACAGGGCATCGCGCGCGGTCGCCGCGGTGCACGGGATATCCGTGATCCGACCCGATGCGCTTTTACATCTGATGACGAAATTGCGCATTGGCTTGCTCTACGGCGTTGGAAATGAGTTTCTTCTGAATCAGGAGGATCGTGGCATCTTCACCAATCAAGCTCCATAGTTTCAGCATGATGAATTCAGATCGGCCTAGCAGGGGATGGACGTGCTGTCCCCATGCGTTCGGCGGTGATTGGATGGTATCAATATAGGCTTTTACAAGCTCGTCAGTTGTCCAGATTTTCATGTGCTTCGTTCCTTTTGTTTGCGAGGCCAGGTGCCTCTAATGCCTTAGGGCCAGTAACCTTGCGGTGCTGGCCGTAAGAGCATGTGAGTAGGTCTAGATCGCGTTGCGGCCCTTGACCGTGATGGCGCCGCGCTTGTCGAGTAATCCCTTGCCGACCAGCACAGTCTTGGTTTCATTCCATTGGGCGCGGGTTGGATAAGGCTGACCGGCGAGTGCTTTTGTGCAGTGATATTCGTCGCGTGCCATCTCATAACGGTCGCGGCCGCCGTAGCTCGACTTGAGCGAGCGGGTGGCGATCAAGATCAGCTTTTCGTAAGGCGTCAACTCGACTGGCGTGGGCAACAGCGTCGCGGCATTGTCCGGATGAATGTAGAACGTCAGTCCCATGTCCTCGCCGCAGAAGATGGAATGTAACACGACGGCAAAGCCCGGCTTGATCGTAACCTTGTGATCTTGCCGCAAACCCCACGGATCTTGATCCTGCATGATCAAAGGGCTGACTTCGCCGGTCAGTAGCGAAACAGCTTTGTAGAACTCGCGGGAGCCGCCGCTCCACAAGCCAGCCGTTGCGGGCAGGTCAACGGTCAAGCCAACAATGGCCTTGAACTTGTGGCCGTTGTAGGCGCCGCGAAGCTTGGCAGGGACAAGAGCGGGATCAAGGTGGATAAGAGACATTGCTTCGTTCCTTCTGTTTGTATTTCCTACTGCCTCAGGCCCGGTAAGCCTTGCGGATGCCGGGCGTGAGAGCGAGGTGAGAGAGGTTATTGGCGGATAATGTAAGCCAGTACTTCGTTCCAGTCGTCTGTCACAAGGCAGCTGTTTCCGGTGATTATAATTCCGTCCTTTATTGGCAGGGCAGTGAATCTGGGATATTCATTGCCGTGTTCACGTAATGCAGGATCGATGTAGTCAATGAAGATCTGCATATGCGCGTTGCTGTAGCTTGGGCAGATGTCATGATGCCAAGAGGTATCCTCAAATCCTTCCGGCAACTCCGGCATGTCGGCTGCGGGATAATCGGGGAATTCCGTATTGAACGGCATTTGCTTCGTTCCTTTGTGTTGCTTCTACCGCCTCAGGCCCGGTAGCCTTGCGGCGCCGGGCACGAGAGCGAGGGGATGAAAGGATCAGTCTTTATTGCTTGCCCACACCTGCCACACACCGCGTTCATCGTTGTAAAAGACCTTGCCGGGATAATCTTTCGAAGCTTCAATGGCCTTGGCGCGGGTTTCGTGCTCACTGACAACATGGCTCAGATTCAGGATATTGTGGTATGTGTGACGATCGAAAGTCATTTGCGTTGCTCCGTTGTGTGCTTCAGATATCAGTATGTAGCCTTAACCCGACATGTAGTTCAATGGCGAATTGCATGTAGTCAATCACAAACACGTTAGCGAAGGATTAATGCATCGTGGCTCCGTTCAAACGCGTGCGGCCGATGGCTCATGAGCGCGATCCGAATTATCGCACCGGCCGGCCGACGACGTACAAGCCGGAGTATTGCGATCAAGTCGAAGCATGGATGGGCAAGGGACATTCGCTTACCTCATTCGCAGGATCGATCAAGACGAACAAGGATACGATCTATGCATGGATGAACACGCATACAGAGTTTTCCGACGCGGTAAGCCGTGGTCATGCCGCTCGCCTTGTTCCGTGGGAAGAGAAGTTATTGCATGCAGAGAAAGGTGGTGAAGTCGCTGCGACTATCTTTGCGTTGAAGAACGTTGCACCCGATGAATACAGAGAGGTGCGCTACGCTTCATTTGACCACAACATCAAGTTAGACACGTTATCCGATGAACAGTTGCTTGCAATCGCAAGTGGAAGGCGGCCGGCCGAGGTTGGCGCCATCGACGTGCAGTATAATCGGCTGCTCGAGCGGCCGAAGCCGTACCGTGAGCCGAAGGGTAAGCGCGGCAAGGGCAAGCGCTGATCTGTTTGGGGACTGAGTTGGGGACTGGCGTCGAGCAATCCGCCGATTCTCCTTGCATATCAATGAGATGATGACATGCTATGGCGGACGCCCACTCCGCCGAACAGGCTCGGCGACCGCCGGTCGACGACCGGCCGGAGGGCGGGGAGGGGGAAAAATTTTCTGGCAAGGGACTCCTATTTTTAAATACCCCCCTACATTTGCCATACACGTAAACTAGCCTTCCGATAATCAGAAAACACCGGGAGGTAGCATGAATAACATAATTCCGTTCAATGAAGATATTCAGGGTGATCTATTTGGGGTTGAAGACAGACCTGACGAAGACAACATCAGTACGAAGAAGCTTGGACGGTATGCTGAGTTTCTTATCTGCGCCGAGTTGTCGAAGCTGGGTTACGATGTTTGGCATTGTGACGCGCCTGGGTTTGACGTCATTTTTGTAACTGAAGAGCGGAGTTTACGTATTCAGGTCAGGAGCACGACACATATTGAGAATGGTCATTGTATGTGGATGCTTCGCAAGGGTTACGGTAATCGTGACAAGACGAATTACATCAAGACGCGGCCTATTGATCGACGCGATGCCGATTTGATTGCGTTACATCATCTTGTGTTGGGTACGACTGTTTTTATTGGGATTGACGATATATCGGCTGGTGGAGCCATACGTTTGCCTATCAGTCAGGTTAGGAATCATGATTTGAGCGAGAGCCTGGAGCGGGTTCTGGCCAGATTATAGGAGCTTTTGTGATGTACATTTGGTACCGCAGTTACAGGATGGGGCCTGGCAAGAATGATTCGGGTGTTGTGATTCGCGATGCGACGGGTGCGGTGATTGGCAATGCGACGTCGTACCGGACCGGGCAGTCGTTTATTGATGCGTGGATCGTCGCTCATCCGTGAGGTGTGGTACAGCCATATTGATAGCGCGTAGCATTGAGGCTGGTTGAGAGGATGATCATGAAACGCTTATTGCTTGGCACGACTTTGCTGCTATGTAGCATTCCGTCTGTGGCGGCTGCGACGCAGCGGGTTTGGATTATTGAGTTTGGGTCGTTGCCGGCTGCGAGCGGCGCACTGATGCAGATTGCCACTTTGCCGTGGGTAGCGAAGCAAAATCTGGACACGACGGCGGGCGTGCAGACGAGTGCGGCGTTCAATTTTTCGACGCGCTATATCCGGATTATATGTGAGGTTCAGTGTGCGATCAGGGCGGATGGCACGGCGGCGGCGGCGACGGATTTGCCGTTGCCGGCTTACACGGCGGAATATTTCGGGGTTCAGCCTGGCAAGACGTTGAGTGTGATAGCGGCGCCGTAGGCCGCCATTTGCTCGATATTTTGCAGGTGAGCCGGGCAAGACGCTCAGTGTCATAGCAGCGCCATGAGGTTATCGTTATGATAAGCAGGCGAAAACTATTCTGGATTCCGTTTTTGTCGATTGGATTGTTTCCTTCCTTGGCCTGGGCATTTGGTCGTTTTTCGACGATGGGCCATGCCAGGAAGAAGGGTGGGGGTCCTTGACGAGTTATTGTTATTGACAGGCTAGCGATTACAGAGGAGGTGGTTATGGCGGCGGTACCGATTCAGATCAGTGGTGTGTTGTACGACAAGACGGCGCGGACGCAGCAGAGTGTGGTTCTGGTGGGTTCGGCGAGCATTGTCGGACTGAGTGTGGGCGGCGGGCCGATCGTGCCGCCGGAGGAGGTGCCGCCGGACAGTGGCAATATGCCGGCGCATCCGATCGTGCCGCCGGGTGGCTATCCGCATCCCGAGCATCCCATCGTGATCCCGCCGGAGCAGCCGCCGGTCGAAGGTCAGCCTCCGGGCAAGCCGACTTTTCCCATTTGGGGACCTCCGGGTGTTGAGCTACCGCCGGGGACTGGGTATCCGCCTGTGGCTGGACATCCTTTACCAGAACCGCCGGATCAACCGGGAGCCAGGCCTATCTTCGGCTGGGAAGCCAAGGTGTTCTGGACGCCGATGACGGGTTGGGGTGTGGCCATTTTCCCAAAGGACGAGACACTGGTTCCAACGCCAAGCAAGAGGTGAGACATGGCGAGGAAGATGAAGAAGAAGGCTATTGCCAAGAAAGGCAAGGTTGCGCGGCTGAAATTATCATCGGCCTTGGCCAAGACTTTAGCCAAACGATCGAGCCGAGGGAGATAGCCATGGCGATGTCGGAGGATGATGCAAGGACGAAGTATTGTCCTCTGACATTTGCCAGGTCGGACTTTGATACCAATTCTACGGTCAGCGGCATTACGATGTCGGGTAGCGGGCCGCATTTGTGCGTTGCGAGCCAGTGCATGGCCTGGCGGTGGCAAGCGCAGGGGAAGAAGCCTCCGGATAATTCGCCGATTTATGGTGACTGCGCTTTCTTTTCTTAAGGAGGATGGCATGGGCCGATTCAAGGACATGGTGCGGGATCGCAGCAGCGATCGCGGCGCGGATTCCTATTGTCATCATCGCCTCAGCGATCCGGACGAGACGGTGCGGCATGGCGAGGACAAGAGCGTCGATCCTTATGGCAAGGATGACATCGGCAATCCCAAAAATGGTCCTGGTTTTCGGTCGGTACCGTGGGGTCGTGACGACGATTGATCGATCGATTGCGGATCGATGAACAGAAGCTACCAGCAGGACGCCGCGGCGCTGATTGTCGCGCGTCGGCGGCTGCGCGAGAATCTCGATGCTTGGGCGGAATGGAATGGCTTCAAGCCGGCGGCGCATCATCGGCTGATTAACCGGAAGCTTGAGCAGGTCGCGAACGGCGAGATCAAGCGGCTGGCGATCTTTGCTCCGCCAGGGAGTGCCAAAAGCACATATACGAGCGTTCTGTTTCCGCCTTGGCTATTGGCCCGGAATCCAAAAGCCTTGATCTTGGCCGCCAGCCATACTACGGAACTGGCAGAGCGCTGGGGGCGCCGGGTCAGGAACATCATCACCGAGCATGAACAAACGCTTCATATCAAGTTGTCTGAGGACAATCAGGCCGCCAACCGATGGTCATTGGAGGAAGGCGGCGAGTATTATGCAGCCGGCGCCGGAGTCGGTATTGCAGGTTTCCGAGCATTATATGGCATTATTGACGATCCAATCCGATCACGCCAGGATGCAGACAGTTTGCTCATTCGCAATCGGCTTTGGGATTGGTACCTTAACGACTTTCGCCCTCGTCTGGTACCTGGGGCTCGTATAGTTTTGATAATGACACTTTGGCACGAGGATGACCTTGGTGGCCGTGCCTTGAATCATGAGCCATGGGAGGTGTTGTCGTTACCAGCCATTGCCAAGCAGGATGATGCCTTGGGGAGAACTCCGGGACAGCCATTGTGGACCGACGATGATTATGGCTATGGTGGACAATTGCTCACGATGCAGCAAACCACACCGCCGCGGGTCTGGTCGGCTCTTTATCAACAGGCCCCGGCTCCCGACGAAGGCAATTTCTTCAAGGAAGAATGGCTAAAACCCTGTGACATCGTTCCTCACTCTTCTAATTTGCGAGTGTACGGCGGAAGCGACTATGCTGTTACCGCCGACGGAGGAGATTACACTGTCCATGCGGTCGTCGGAGTTGACCACCTCAACAATCTGTATTTGCTTGATGTGTGGCGGCGTCAGGCCGCAGCAGACGAGTGGATTGAAGGCTTCTGTGATCTTGTGCAGAAGTATCGGCCCTTGGAATGGGCCGAGGAAACCGGACAGATCAGATCCGGTGTAGGGCCGTTTCTTGAGAAACGGATGACGCAGCGCCGGCTGTATGTCAACCGCACGCAGTTTGCATCACGTAATGATAAATCAGTGCGAGCACGGTCCATCCAGGGTCGCATGGCTCTGGATGGGCTGTACTATCCCCGGCATGCGCCGTGGGCGGCGGATTTCCTGGCGGAGATATTGAGCTTCCCGGCAGCCAAATGGGATGATCAGGCCGACGCCCTAAGTTTGGCAGGTCAGCTGATCGACCATATGCACATCGGCTATGCCGGCAAGCCCCAGCGGGGGCCGGTCAAGCCGAAGGATGGGTACAGCAGCGAGCGTCGGCTCAAGACCGTGGACGCGATGACTCTATAGAGTATAGGCCATTTCATGCCCGAACAAAACAGAGGTTATCCGCCGTTGGCTAATTTGCCGACGGGCATACAACTGCCTCCACCACAGCCACAACCGGTATTGCCTTATAGTGTCTTGATGGAATTGTCGCGGCGACTGCATGACATGCAACCACGGCAGAAAATGATCATCGATACGCCTACCTATGCTGTGGGGATTAGAGGTTGATGCCTGATACCTATCCGCCGCTATCTCAGCTTTCATTGATGGATCGGATCAGGAGTGGATTATCCAATCTTGGGCAATTGAACAGAGGTCCTGTTACGACTTCGACAGGAGTAACGATCACGCCAGAAGACATCAACCGAGCCATGGGTCTCGGGATGGCATTTTCCGGGGGAGGACTCGGCATCAAGGCTTATCACTCCTCGCCTCACATCTTCGAGAAGTTCGATCTGTCGAAGATCGGGAGCGGCGAGGGCGCGCAGGCTTATGGACATGGCATCTATGCCGCCGAGAATCCGGCGGTCAGCGGGCAGGGTGGCGAATATTGGAATAGTTTCCTTCATAGATTTTCACCGGCTGAACGAGCCGCGGCAGAGCGATTACAGGCGCATGGCTTTGATCGCGAGGCTGCTGCTAGAAGTGCAGCTAGAGATGTACGCGATCGCGAATTGATGCATGAGGAAGAACCCACATCTTATAGTCAACAGATGCTGGAACAACGACGGCAGGAAAAAGCTATTCTCGAAAGCGGCCAGCCAGTCGGTCCTCGCACATATGAATTGAACATCAACGCTGATCCGCAAAGCTTGTTGAATTGGGACCAGCCGATCGGCACGGAGATGGCTGATAAAATCAGGCAAACCGTTCCCAACGTGCCGCTTTATGAGAGAGCTGCTAATCCGAATCTGACGGGTGAGGCGTCTTATCGGGCCTTGAGGAGTGCAGTAGGCAAACCTGGTGCGTCAAAACTTCTTGAGAAAGCCGGCATTCCCGGCATCCGATACTGGGATCAGATGTCGCGCAAACTGGGCCAAGGCACTTCTAATTACGTCGTCTTCAATCCCGGCTTGATCGATATTCTCAAGAGATACGGCATTGCCGGAGCGCTTGGGACAGGTGCAGTAGCAAGTCAATACGACAATTCAGGCGATTCTAGATGATCTCGCTCGACGAACGCGGCAATCTCGGCCAGTACGATCAGGGTGATTCAAGCGATAATCTCGATGCGTCAGGCAAGAGCAATACATCGACTGTCAAGCGACGACGGGAGTTCGAGAATTATGTTTATGTCAAAGGACGGGAAATCGATGAGCAGAGACTGTCATGGCGTTATTACCATGTCGATCAATGGACTGTTGAACAGCTCAGAGTACTCCGTCGTAGACAGCAGCCTGCGATTACTTTCGACCGTACCGGGCGTAAAATTGACAGCCTCTCAGGGACAATTAGACGGCTTAGGACTGATCCAAAGGTTTATCCAAATACTCCCAACGGAGAGCAGGGAGCCGAGGTAGCCACTCAGGTCATCCGGACCATCTGCGATGCTTCGAGGTCTGAGGATCTTGAGGTCGAGTGCTGCAAGGATGCTCTCATCCATGGCATTGGCGTGTCTGAGCTCAATATACGAAAGGGAGATAAGCAAGATCCTGACATCGTGTTCTCTTACGTCGATCCGAGGACATGGTTTTATGATCCACGTTCGACGCGACCGGATTTCTCGGACACCCGCTTTCATGGCGTTTACAAATGGGCGGATTCCGACGAACTCGAAGCCTTGTTTCCAGGCTCCAAGGACCTAATCCGGCAATCGACCAACAACGATCAGGGCTACTGGACGGCATTCGATACCGATCGCGAGCCGATGTGGATCGATATCTATCATCGCGTGCGCTTGATCGATCATTGGTACAAGAAGGGCAATGTCTGGTATTGGTGCTTGCATACAGGCATCGTCGAACTGGCTCAAGGTCAATCGCCGTTCGTCAATTCACGTGGCCAGTCGATTTCCAAATACAATGCCTTTGCCGCCTTCGTCGATATTCACGGAGATCATTACGGCATGGTGCGGCGGTTGCGCGGTCCGCAGGACGCCATCAACCAGCACCGCAGCAAGGCCATCCATATCATGAACACCCGTCAGGTGATCATGAAGGAAGGTGTGGTCGATGATGTCGAGGTGACGCGACGGGAAGCGGCGCGACCTGATGGCGTTTTGGTGTATCGTGGCGACCGCAAGGATCTTGAGATTGTGTCCCCCGATCAGGAGTTCCTGCAACAGACCAACTACTACCAGGACGCCAAGCAGGAAATCGATACCTATGGTCCGAACCAGCAATTAATCCAGGAATTCGGCCAGAACGTCAGTGGCCGTGCAGCGAACCTGTTGCAGCAGGCCGGCTTGGCCGAGATCGGGCCGATCCTGAAGAATTTCAGGATGTGGAAGCTCGATCGCTATCGGTCCTGCTGGATGGCGGCGCAGAAGTTCTGGACGGCGGATCGATTCCTGCGTGTGACCAATGACATGGGTGTTGCGCAATTCCTTCAGATCAATGGCGTTCAGCTTAATGAATATGGCTTGCCGATGCTTGTTAATATGCTTGGCAATATCGACGTTGAGATCCTTATCGACGAAGGTCCGGACAATGAAACGGTAATGGGCGATGTGTTCGATCTGCTGATGGCCCTGGCACAGAACAATGTGCCGGTACCGCCACAGGCGATTATCGAGGCATCGGCATTGCCGCTGTCGGCCAAGAAGAAGCTGACGGCGATAACCCAGCAGGTTGATCCGGTCAAGCAGCAGGCGCAGCAATTGCTGATGGCCGAGAAGCAGGCCGATGTGCAGAAGAAGCAGGCTGAGGTTGGTAAGATCCAGACCGCATCGATGCTGAATGTTGCAAAGGCACGCAACGAAGGCAGGCCAGCCGCTCCACCAGAGCCATTGACGCATTTGCAGCTTGCCCAGCAGCTTGCTGACATTAATGAGACTAACGCAACGGCGGCCCATAAGCGAGCATCTGCCGCCAAGATTTATCACGGTGCCCTGTTCCAGCCACTCCAAACCTTGGCCGACCATGCCCAGCGCACTGCCGATCGCCATGTGGACAGCCTGCATCGTATGGCTGATCGCCATGTTGATAGCGTTCATCGCCATCTTGATCGAGAAGCCCAGATGCAGCAAGCCAGGATGGCTCAGCAGCCGCCGCAGGAACCGCAGGAATGAAAAAAGCAAAAAAGAAGCCGGTTAAGCGACTGCCCAAGGTTAAGATCACATTGGACGATGTATCCAAAAAGATTGATGTGCTGTTCAAGCGGCTTTCAGAAATTTCGTCAGTCTTGAACGAGATCAAGGCGACACCGCCTGCTTCCGGCGAAACGGAAGCTACGTTGCCGGCTCACGATAATGCCGGGGAGGACGCAAGTGAGTGATACAGACGTTGCACAAGGACAAGGATCACAAAGCGATATAGAATTGTTTCGTGATGCGACTGACAGTCCAACGCTAGAGCAATTCGAGAATCCTAACTTACCGCAACCGCCGCCGGATAAGCCGGTTCAGCAAGCAGAGCGGTCTGAACGTCAACGTGACGAACAAGGCCGGTTCCAAAAAGCTGAACAGGAAGCTCCGGAGCAGGAGGGTCGTATTCCTCCGCACCGGTTGCGGGAAGAAAGCGAGGCCCGGAGACGGGCTGAGCAGGAAATTTCGGAATTGCGGGCGAGGATTGCTGCCTACGAGGTCAATCAGACTCGTCCGCGGCAGGAACCGCCCAAGAAGATCGATATATTCGATAATCCATCTGAGTTTGTACGGCAGGAGATGATGCCGTATCTGCAACAGTTGGAAGCGAATCATCGTCTTCAGATGGAAAGGCAGAGCACGGAAAATGCTCAGCAGCGTTATGGTCATGAGACCGTCGACAATGCCTATAATGCATTGCGCGGCGGTATGGCCAATAGCGATCCACAGGCGTGGGCGGTTTATCACAGCGCCATGGGATCACATGATCCGTATGGCGTGATCACGAGATGGTTCGTTGATCGCAAGACTTTGTCCGAGATCGGGGGAGACCTGGAAGCCTATAAGAAGACAATCCGGGAGCAAGCCATGCGAGATCCCGATTATCAGCGGCAGGTTTACCAGGCCATGCGAGGTCAGGCGACCACGCAGGTCAATCGTCCGGTTTCAACGCAGCAACCTTTATCCAACATGTCGTCTTCCTTGCCTCCATCGCTCTCGGAAATCGGGACCGCAGGAGCTGAGGATTTCATCCACGATGCTTCTGACGAGGCTCTTTTCCGGGCAGCCGTTTCAGCCAGGCGGCGTCCCAAATAAAGGAAACGACCTTACAGGTCATTGACGCCGCTAACCCACAGGGGTTGCGGCCATGCTCACTACCAATCATGTTGCCAATGAACTCATTAAATTCCGAAGAGAGGTCATTTCCGACTTCCTGCGGCGGTCTCGTTTTGACCCTTTTATGGGAGATTCATCTACATCAGTCATTGTCCGTTTGGCCGATCTGGAAGCCAATGGCAAAGAGATTAATGTTCCTCTCGTGACTCAATTGTCGGGCATGGGTGTCGGTGTCGGTACCTTGCGCGGCAATGAGGAAATGATGGACTCTTACGGCTTTCCGATCTGGGCGGACTGGGCACGCAATGCCGTGGCCAACAACAGGGCGGTCAACAAGGAATCGTCGTTCGATGTGCGGTCTACCGCACGCAACCTCTTGCGTGGCTGGTCTCGTCGCATTATTCGTGACGATCTTGTCGATTCCCTGATGGCGATTCCGACCGGATCGATCCAGGCCAATCGCTTCACGTCTCCTGGCAATCGTGTCAACGGCATCAGGTGGAGTGCAGCGACGGCGGCCAACAAGAACTCATGGACGGCGGCGAATTATGATCGCGTGCTGTTCGGCAAGGATCTTGGCAACTATTCGGCAACCTTTGCCACGGCGATTGCCAACGTTGACGGCACCAATGACCTGATGACGGCGGCCAATGGCTCGCTGATGAAGGCCATGGCCAAGCAATCCGGCATGGATCCAGGTACGGCGACATATAACGGTCGTCCGAAGATCACGCCTTGGGAAATCGAAGAACTCGACGAGGAAATGTATGTCTGCTTCGTCGGGGACCGCTGCTTTGCCCAGTTGCAGGCCGATCCGACCATGTACCAGGCCAATCGCGATGCCCGAGCTCGTGAGAGCAATGCAACCGGAACTAATCCGATCTTCACTGGTGGAGCTCTGCTCTATGACGGCATTCTCTACAAGAACATTCCGGAGATTACCTCCAGATTGCTTCTGGTAGGGGCCGGAGCAGGTCCGGTTGACGTTGAGCCGGTGTTCCTGTGCGGTCAGGCAGCCATGGCCTATGCCATGGGTCAATTGCCGCGGCCGACGACGCTGGAAGACGGCGACTATGAGTTCGTCTTCGGCATCGGCATCGAGGCGCAATACGGTGTGGCGAAGGTTGCCAAGGCACCGCAGTTCTCGTCGTCAGCGCCATCCAGCGATCTGGGCAATCTGGTCGACTGGGGCATGGTGACTGGCTTCATGGCAGCTCCTGCCCATACCTGACAATATCATCACCCCGCCCTTATTGGCGGGGTTTTTCTCATTTCAGAAAGGATCTCACAATGGCGACCACTCGTAGAATCGCGCTCCAGCCGATGGCTGGAAACTATTCGTCTGCGCGTACCAAGAAAGTTCTTGGACCGAACGCCTTTATCGGTGGCGTTCATGTTCCTGGCTCGCTTGTGGTGCTTAATACAGATGTAACGGGTGCGGGCAACGCAGTTGTTGCATTCAGGGTACCGGCTGGATTCGTTGCAACTGGTATCAACATGACGGTTCCGGACATGGATACCGGCACCACACTGACCATCTCGGTTGGTGATAGCGGATCTGCTGGCCGGTTGGTTAGTGCGTCGACTGTCGGGCAGGCCGGTGGCTCTGTGACATCGCTTGCGGCATCTGGAAGCTATTATCAGTTCCCAGTTGACACGGACATCCTTGTGACGTTTCCGGCGGCATCGACGGCTATCCCGTCGTCTGCAACTTCTGCAACGATCACGAATTTCTTCCTCGAAGGTTTTGTCGCCTTCCCATAATGAATGGAGGAATAAATGTCTATGAAGAAAGTCAGTGTGACCTACCATGCTGTCAAGGGTGATGACAAGGTGACGGAAGCCTTTGGCCATACCTTCTTCGACGGCAAGGCAGAAGAGGTGATTGTCAGTGCTGCAGCACTCGACAAGCTTCGTAATAATCGAAATTTTGAAGTCGGCAAGGACAGTGATGTTTCCGAAGCTGATCTCCAGAAAGCAGCAGTTGCTAAGGCGGCGGCTGACACTAAGGTTGAGCATAAAGGCCGCTGATCATGGCTTTGACCTACACGGCTGAACAAGTCATCAACAAAGCGGCCGGTGATCTCGGGCGCTGGGTGCCAGGTGAGGCACTCGGCGCCGTCGAGCACGATACAATTTCTGATGCCTATGACAATGTGCTGGCGGAAATCAGCAAGATCATTGCCATTAACGATCGCGATGAATGTCCTGCAATTGTTTACGAGGTTATTGCGTCAATGACGGCAGTATTTGCGGCATCATCATTTTCTGGGGCAGCAATTAACTATGTAGATGACATTTATCCATTGGAAGGGAGGCTTCGCTATTTGATTGCCCAGACGCCGACCTATGAACCTCTCACACCGTTTTATTTTTGATGACCAATGTTCCTTTTCCAATGATCACCTTGCCGGGGCAGAAGATGAATGCGTCTGGCGGGCGGCTGATCAATTGCTATCCGGAGCCGTTGGGAGCCACGGCAGGCATGCCGAACGCCTATTGGCGTGTGCCTGGGCTAGACATATGGGGAACTGCTCCATCAGGCAAGTATCGCGGCGGTATCTATAGCCAGGGAACGTTCTATGCGATCTTTGGTGATACGGTTTATTCCTATGGAGGTGCCGGTGCAGGAACGGCACTGACTGGATCGATTGGCGGGTCCAAGTTTTGCTGGCTGGCGGTCAACCAGGCCGCAACTCCGGATATCGCGATCGTATCTCCCGGCATCGGTGCCTACACGTTTCCGGCCGGTACGACCACAATCAATGCCTATCCCGGTGGTGTTGTCGGGACACCGAATTCCGTTGTTTTCCTCGATGGCTTTTTCATCTTCACTTATGGCGACGGGACGACAAGAGCGTCGGATATTAATGCGACGAACATCAATGCTCTGAACTTTGCAACTGCGCAATCCAAGCCTGATACGCTGTACCGGCCACTACCGATGCCGAGCGGGCAATTGTTGCTTTGCGGCTCCAATACCATGGAAGTCTGGGGCGCTCCGATCAATCCGACCGGATATCCGTTTTCCTATATCTCGACCATCTATCGCGGTATTCCAGGGCCATCGGCCATTGCAGGTGCAGAGGATGGCTGGGGCAAGGGCATCTTTTTCGTCGGTGACGATCACAAGGTCTCTACGCTGACGACTTACACGCCAACCCCGATTTCGACGCCGGATCTGGACCAGTTGATCGAGAACGAACCTGACAAGACCAAAATCATCGTTGGTGTTTATGTCAGTCGTGGTCATGGCATGGTGGTGGTTCAATCACCGACATGGTGCTGGGAGTACGATACGACGCTGCAATCCTGGCATGAAAGAGAATCTTATTTGCAGACCTACTGGCGCGGGTATCAGCCGATCAACGTGTTTGATACCTGGCTTTGCGGGGATGTCAAGACATCTAGCTTGCTCGAGATTTCCGGGTCATATCGCAAAGAGGTCGGAGATCCTTTGCGCATGCGGATCGAGACAGGACCGCTTGGCGGATTTCCGTCCATGGTTCGGATTAATGCTATCGAGGTCTATCTGACAAAAGGCGCCAGCGATGCATTGGGAGACGATCCGCAGGAGACCAATGCCAAGATCGAGATTTCGGTATCTCGCAATTCTGGCCAGGACTGGTCTGTTCCTCGTACTCTGGAAATCGGCCGACAATCGATGATGGGACAGCGGGTTCGTGGCGCGATCTGGGGATCGGCCAATATCGAGGGTGTGCGCTGGCGATTCGATGAAAGTGCCGGGATCAATTTTGGCTTCATGGGCGCGGATATGCAGGCGGACAAGTTACGATGAATAAAATCGTTCTTCCTGCTCAGCAAGTTTCAATTCAGGTTCCTACAGGCGAGATCGAACCGGTTTGGTACGAGAAATTGAGAGCCCTTGTCGATTTGGCCAATTCTGGAGGAGGAGGTGGCAGCGGATTTGTAACACTAACAGGAGCTGTGACCGGTTCTGGTACGGGTACTATTGCGACATCTTACGCTAACAATCTTCCGGTTAACAAGCTCAACTCCGGCACGGGAGCCAGCTCATTGACATTCTGGCGAGGAGACGGGACATGGGCTACGCCTGCGGGCGGTGGCGGAATGGCGATCGGTGGTTCAATTACCGGTGCGACACTTGGAAGTATTTTATTCGTTGGTTCCGGTGCTGTACTGGCAGAAGATAATTCCAACTTCTTTTGGGACGATACCAATTTATCGCTTAATCTTTATGGAGAGCCGTTTTTGTACGGCAGTTCGAGTTCGTCTTCCAGTAATGTGTTTGTTGGTAATGCGGGCAATTTTACCCTGACTGGCAACATCAATATTGGCATTGGTTCCCAGGCTGCTTCGTCTCTTAATACGGGGAGTGCCAATGTTGCACTTGGGGGACGGGCGTTGCAGGCAGGTACATCTGCAAGTTCAAATATGGCGATCGGTTATCAGTCTTTGATTGGACTGACAACAGGAGGCGGTAATACGGCTGTCGGTCCCGGTTCATTGACGTCAATCGTGAATGGCGACAACAACGTTGGGATTGGTCACGGTGCTGGATCGTCTTTAAGCGGTACTTCTTCCAACAATCTTTTTTTGGGGCTTTGGCAAGGTCCATCCTCGATAGTGAATAATACAATGGTGTTTTCGGTCGGTACGAATCCAACAATTGATTGGAATCTAACTAAATCAGAGACGTTTTCAATTATGGATTGGTATAATGCAGTCCCGGTAGGTTTTCATATCTACAATAAATCTGACGGCAACTATCCTCCGGTTGATTATGAACGTGCCGTTCTTGACTGGAACGTCACCAGCAACGTCTTTGTCATTGCCACCCAGAAAGGTGGCACTGGTGTTCTCCGCGACATTCGCTACTACAGCGGCGGTCAGTTAGCTATCTACCGCGTTCCAAACGCTACTTCTGACAACTGGTTCGAAGGTAGTGCTGGGAACTTCACCGTTACCGGCTCTGGTAACTTTGGCACGGGAACATCAGCTCTTGCCAGCCTTACCAGCGGGATCAACAATGTTTCAATCGGAGCGGGAAGCAGCGTTAACCTTACTACCGGCAGTGGCAATACATCGATAGGTAGCAACGCCCTGCAAAATAATGTTTCAGGTAACAACAATTTCGGATTTGGTGAGAGTTCACTAATCAACCTTGTTACTGGTAATGGCAATGTTGGCATTGGCCAAAGATCATTACAAGGGCAGACCAGTGGAACTGGTAATGTTGGTATTGGCACCCAATGTTTGTTTCAAAACGTCTCCGGCCAAGGAAACGTTGCTATCGGCACAAGTTCGTTGTTTTCTACCACCAATGATAACAACACCGGGATTGGCAACGCTGCCGGGGCCAATATATCTTCAGGCTCCAACAACACGCTTATCGGTGCCGGCGCAATTATCAACGTTACGTCCGGCAGCAACAATACGACAATTGGTCGTTGGGCCGGCCCATCTTCCGCGATGGCAAACGTGGTAGCACTTAGCGACGGCAACGGCAATTTGCTGCTAGATTACAACTTCACCCACGGTAGCACTTGGACCTTTGCTGTTCCTTTTATGATAACGCCAGTTGCAGTCGCGTCTCTGCCAGCCGCGGGCATCGCAGGCAGGCGCTACTTCGTCACCGATGCCACTGCCACCACCTTTGCATCAATCGTCGCCGGAACCGGCGCTAACAAAGTCCCCGTCTATGATGACGGCACCAACTGGAGAATAGGGTAATGTCAGACCCAGTAGTCTTCATCAACTACTACACTGCCCAAATCCAAAACTTCGTGAAAGTCATCGAAGACCTGCGCACCCAGAACGCCCGTATCACAGAGGACCCGACACTTATCACCGATTACTTCAACGCCCCCAACGCTCGCAAGGACATCGTGGCGCAGGATGTTACCAATGCCCAGAACGCCCTTGTGCAAATCCTCTTCGCCTACGACTCCGGATCGCCCCCGCAGAAATCCGAACTCTTCAAGGTAATCCCATGATCGTCGACCTCACCGTAGAAGAATGGAATCGGTTGCTGAACGCCGCCGCTCTAGCGCCCTATGCGCAAATCGCCCCGATCATCTCCAAGGTGGTCGCTCAGTGCAATCAACAGGAGGCCAACAATGGCAAGATGGAAAGTAACAGCAAAGCATTACATTCACGCGACTCAGTACGGGCAGCCAACGAAGTGGGAACGGCAGGAGACCAATCAGTCAACGGGACGCCTCTTTCGTAAGACCTACAAGGTCCCGTGGGGCTCCAACACAGAAATCGCAGATTTATAAAATGCTTCCATAGAGGGTATAGTTATGGCTGGCTGGTGGGATACGATGTTTGGTGGCGGTTCCGAGAAGGAGGCTGCTCAAAAGGATGTCGCGGCTGCAAATCAATATTCGACGCAGGCATTTCCTGTTCTCAAGACCGGATATGACACTGGCACGGCTGCGATCAATCAGGCAATTGGTGGTTATGCACCATTGACTGAAATGGGAAAAACTTATGGGGCTGTTGCTCCGACGATTGCCGGAGCTCTTGGTGTAGGGAGTCCTGATCAGGTTGCAGCGGCAAGATCTGCTTATACTGCTAGTCCTGAATATCAATTTTCATTAGATCAGGCGCAACAGGCGGCTGAGCGGGCTGCTGCTGCTGGTGGCATGACACGAAGCGGCAATTTGGTCGATGCCGAGCAGAAAAATGCGGTTGGCTATGCCAGCCAGGATTATGGAAATTGGCTCAAGAATTTATTGGCTACTGGTACATTGGGAATGCAGGCATCTCAACTAGGTGCTGCTGGTGCTGGAGCTGGTTATGGAGATCTTGCTAAGCTTGCCAGCGACTATGCCCAGAACCAGGCCAACGTCTATGGCAATGTTGAGGGAGCGACGATCGGTGCCAATAATCTGCAAGCGGCTGGCGAGGCGGCGGGGGCGAAGAACCTGCTCGGGGCTGGCTTGTCGCTGGCATCGTTGGCACTGGGGCCGGCAGGGGGTGCGATGGGTGGTATGGGATCATCGATGCTTAGTGGCTTATTCGGCGGCGGTCAGCCAAGCACAGGCGCGACTTTCGGAGGTTATTCACCTGGCAACACGTCCGGGTATGGATCGGTTGGTGGTCTTTCCTATAGGGCATTTGCATAATGGCCATCAACCCGCTTAAATTCGAAACGCCAGAAGCCTATAGCTCGTTTGATTTCACGCCATTGGCCAATCTCGGCAAGCAAATGCAGCAACAGCAGCAGCAAAAAATGCTTGCCAATCTCGGACAGCAATATGGGCAACCAGATACGACAGGTTCAGATGTAACTGATCCCTTGGCAAGAACGACTTCTGCCTATGGTCCGCCGGGAGCATTTTCTGCTCCTCAATCCAGTGAAGATGTCAGCCGGGCGATTGCCAGGACGGCAGGTAATGCCGGCATGGATCCTGCGTCATGGGCGGCAATTGCGTCGATTGAAAGCAGTCATAATCCAAACAGTAATTATGACAAGTCAACGCAGTACAAGGGATTATTCCAAATTGGATCTGATGAATGGAAAAGTCATGGTGGCGGCGGCAATATTTATGATGCTGGTAGTAATGCTACTGCTGCTGCTGCATTAGCCGCCGAGAATAATGCCAAGTTCAAAGCTGCTTTTGGTCGTGCTCCGACGCCAATCGAGACCTACATGATGCATCAGCAAGGATTTGGTTTCTACAAGAACGGCACCATGACCAACATAGCCGGCAATCCTTATCCCGGCATGAGTGGTCCGCAGACGCCGGAAACATTCCAGGCTGGTTGGGAGCGAGAATTCAATCGCAGAAAGAAGTTTTACGACAGGCAGTATGCAGGGGAGATGGAATAGATGCCAATCAATCCCCTTGAAGTTCCGAATTTCGGTAACGTTCAAGCCTATTCAGGAGGTGCTGATTTCACACCGCTGGCCAAGCTTGGCGATATCTATGCTGCGACACAGGACAGGAATCGGATGCTGTCTACATTGGGACAACTCGGCCAGGATCCGACACAGAACGCCATGCTGATGATCAGGTCCGGCAATCCGGATATAGCTGCGCAAGGTCTGCATTTGATGCAGCAGATCACGGCACAGAAGGATATTGAGCAGCGCCAGGCTGAAAGTGTCAGGGAATTCGAAACTCGAAACAAGATTGCACAGGCTCAGGAAGCCAGGGCTGCGGAAGATGCCAGACGGGCATCGCCTGAATATCGATTAGGCGTAGCCAAGGCGAACAATCTCGATATGAGTGATCCGGAGGTACAGGGATATATCCAAGGTGGTGATTATCCTGGTGTAAAGCCAAATGTTGGCTTGGGTCAATTGACATGGGCGAAGAAGACAAATCCTGATACCGGTGAGGAAGAGGATGTCGCTTATGAACGGGACAAGAGAGGAAATCTTATCGAGGCAAAGCCGCCACCTGGTACAAGACTGGTTCCTCCAACCGAAGTTCTTGAGCAAAAGGCCGAACTGTCGAAAACCAGATCCGATGCCGTTCAAAAACAGGAAGATGCTAAACTTGCTGCGCAGCGAGCTATCAATTCAGCCAATCATATGGATGAGTTGGTGAAGAAATCTTTCCATATGGGGAAATGGGGCAGCGAGCATCTTGCGGATATTCTCCAGCATGCTCCAGAAGGAACGCCTGGAAAAGAAGCAGCCTCCGCTACCCTGGAAATGAGAAATGAAGCTTTGCGAGAGATGATGACTCATGTGAAAGAGTCATTTGGCGGGCGTCCTTCCGATCGAGAAGATCAGTGGATGCTGGAAGCACAAGCTGCTGTTGGTGCTGATTTACGGACACAGCAGAACATCATTAAACGAGGTCGAGATCTCGCTAAGGAAAATTTGTTCGTCGCCAAGAAGACTGCGGAAGATATGCGAAGCGGTGCCTACTACAAGAAGGGCTATGTTGCACCTGAGATTCCGACTGAGGTGACGCCACCAGCACCGGCAGGAACAACGCCACCTCCAGCTGCTACATCTCCGCAAGATGCTTCTCTGGCAGATATCATGCGTGAAAAAGCTCGTAGGTTGAAGGCAGCCAAATAGATGGTTGATCTTTCTAATCTGACAAACGAACAGCTGGATCAACTTTATCAGCAAAAGAAAGGGGAATCGCCATCTCCAAGTTCAGGAGCCGACCTATCAAAACTTTCTGATGAGGACCTGGATAAGCTCTATCAAAGTAAAAAGACAAATTGGTCAGATATTCCAGTTTCAGCAGCCACGCATTTCTTGCCCGATGTCGGTTATCAGATATCTGGCATGGCTCAGCAAGCTTATGGCACGGCAAAGACGATTGCTCCTTATGTCGCCAAATGGGGTCCGCTAGCACCTACTGCGATGGCGATTGATGCAGGTAAGGCTATCGAGAATGATCCCAGCATTCTCAAGACAATTCCAATGTCAGTCTGGAGGGATCTCAAAGAACATTACGGCAGCATGGAAAACATCAAGCACACCATGGCCACGGAGCCGGCCAGGTTCCTGATGGATGCATGGTCGCTTGCTGAAGGAGGGGCCGGACTTGCAAGGGGTGGTGCTGGAATAGCTAGAGATATTGCAGGGATTCCAAGAACGCCTCCACCAGTTCCGCCGGTAATGCCTCCGCCAATCCCGACACCAAGAAGTGAAGCTGCGGAAGCTGCACAACGATTAGGTCTTCCTATTCCTCGTGCGATTACCAGCGAGAGCGCGCCTGCCAGGATCATGTCGCAAGTTGTTGCCAAGCTTCCCTGGATCGGCACGCCGGTTCGGGAAGCTGTCCAGGCCGTTCCATCACAGATGGCCGGCAAGGTTGAGGAAATGGCGTCCGGATTTGGGCCCAAGCAACCCGTCAACATTGTCGGTGGTGGTATTCAGCAGACACTTGGCGAGGCTGGACGAGCAGAGGCGGCACAGGCCGCGGCCAAAAAAACGGCAAGCGACAAGGTTGCAAAAGCTGCGATCAAGCAGCGAAATGAGGCTGAGAAGGCTAATTGGGAACGCGATAATCAAGAACGTGAAGCCGCAATAAGGGATGTTGAAGTCCAATCGCATCAAAATGCTGAACGTGTTTTTGGTAACGTCCATCCGACAGAAATGGCCGATCGAACGATTAACGAGGTTCAGCAGGCACATAACGAGGCACGTGCAGCCGATCAGGCTAATTGGGAACAGGTTCGCAATCTCAATGCACCGACCAGTCAGCGAGCGCTGGATAATCTGCATGGCGATATCGATCAGGGATTGGCCAGACGAGGAGTGACGATAAGCGCAGAAACGACACCAAATGCTCGACGTATGATGCAGGAAGTCGAAAGGCTGACACCTGGAGCCGAAACACCAGCAACTCCACCAACTAATATTCATCCTCGTGTCATGTCGGCTCTGGAACGTGAATATGGTGTTGGAAATGTTCCAGATGAAGCTATTCGAGCGGCTGGAGGAACGCCAGGGACACCAGAAATTCCAGGTACACCTCCAGACTTTCGCCTGATGGGCGCTCATGCTCCCGCTCCAGGAGACACGCATATCACTGCTCAAGGCTGGGATGCTCTGCGCAAGCGCATCGGTGATATGGCCTATAACGCCCAGACGCCAGAAGACATGCGAGCATCGAATGCTGTCAAACATCTATTCGAGCAGAAGATAGCCGATGCCTTCGATAATCATTTGCTTCCTGGCGGAGATCCTAATGCCAATCAGACGATTCGTGATGCCGTTGCGGGGCATCGAGCCTTCAAGGAACGGTTTGGGTATAATTACGAGAATTTCCCGAGTGGAACGCGTCGCCAAGCCGCAAGCGAACTAAACCAAATGGCGACTGGAAATGCAGGTCCGACAAATATCGCCGGGAAGATGACTAATCACGAAGTTTCACATGAACTCCTGCAAAGTATTTCAGGAGCAGTCAGAAATCCAGGTGCGGTTAGAGATCGATTGCGTGGTGCTATTTGGCGAGAAACAAATACTGGAACTTCGCAAGCCGTTGCCAATAAAATTGCAGATTTGCGCGTTTCTCCAATTGGACGTGAATTATTCACGCCAGCCGAACTCGATCAGATGCACCAGCATGGCAGCATCAGGCAGCAGGCAGAGGTTGCACTCAAGCGATCAGCAGATATTGCCAAAGAAAACAAGCCAAAGCCGATCAAGTTCAAGGCTGAGCCGCTACCATTGCCAGGCAAGGCCGAGACGCTAGCGAAAAAGGTGCTTGGCTATAATCGCGGCGAAGAACAGATTTATGGTGCCGTTGATCAATTTGCAAAAAACGATCCGAAGAATTTTGCCAGAACCTGGGGTCGTATGACAGATGCCAATCGGAAGGAATTCACGGCTTCATGGCTGCGTCGCATGGGTGGCGAGGGAGAGGCGTTCAATCCAACGGAATTCGTCAAGAATTGGGAAAGCTATTCGGACCAGGCTAAGGCTGTGATGCTTGATCGCGGTCATCGCCAGACTATGAATGATATCGCCACCAATCTTAGGGAATACGGAGATAACATCAAGAAGTATGGCAATCCGTCTGGAACGGCTCAAGCTACAATGTATCAAAAAATTCTATTCGGTGGACCAAAG